GTTGATGAGATTGTAGTAGTGCCTGAAGTAACAGCCTTGATAGTTGTCTGGCCTGCTCCAATTTGAATAACATTGATTACTGATCCAATAGGAAAAGCAACTGATGCGTTAGTTGGAATCAAAAAGTCATTAGCACTAGCAACCGACATAGTGACTAGCTTGTTGCGGTTGTCTGTCAAAACTACTGTATAAGTAGCGGTCTTAGCATTTAGAGTCAATTGACCCACTGCCGCATCGAAGCCATTTCCGACTGTGCGTATAGCAGCAGCCCCATCCTTGACCAAATCTGTATCATCTGGAAGGTCAATACCAAAAATCGTTGTCGTTGCCATAGTTCTCCTTTAGCCTATTATTGTAGCGTTAGCCCAGTCCAAGGTAGGACTTAGGGTATTCCAAGACTCTGTGTCTGGGACTGAATTCCATCTAAAAGCCTGAAGCGAAAATTGAAGGGCTGATAAGTTCATAGTCAGGTCTAATCGATTTAAGCCTGCTGACCAAGTCCAACCCTCTACAAAGCCAAGAAATTCACCATTGACCATATTGCTTGGCAGGTTGGTAATATTTAAGGCCATACCCATAAAAACATTTAAAAGGTTATCGCGGTCAGAATTATCTATTTCAGAACTGCCCAATGGAAAGGTTATCTTTTGCAAAGCAAATTCAGGATTTGCTCGCAAAGCTAAATAAAAAGCTGCTTGTGCTTCCGCGTCAGCTTGATGCCTAAGGGTGGTAGATATGCTGTTGGCTAGTTGGCCGTAAAGCGATATAGAATCAGCATCTTCATCGCTTACTTCTGCGTTACCAGTTCCATAGCCAATAGTTATAGAGTTTCGTATATCTCCAGCGCGCTTAACTATCGAAAGAGCTGGGCCAATGGCGTGATTGCCATCAAGATCAACATAGCCGTTAGTCGCTAGGTATTCGCTGCGGTGTGTTGAATCAGCATAACCAATACGGCCTTGGGCATCTTCATATAAGTAACCTAATCCGCTAGTGGCATACCTAGAAGCTAAATTATAAACTGTGTCATTAAGGCCAGTCTCAGAGTGCAGTTCATAATCACCAGGAGTATCTATTTCGCCTAGTCCGCTATTTTCTGCATCCTGCCATTGAGTCGTTGCCTCATAACCATTCCAAGTCTCGGCAGCTGGCACTTCATTCCATTGATCAAATAAAACTGTGCTAAGTAATTCTTCGATTCGCTCGCCATCAAATTGATGGGCAAAATTGCCTGTATAAACTGCTCTAGCAAGTCGCGCTAAAGCTCCTACTGCAACGATTCTAATCTGCTGGCTGGTAGCTGTTGATCCTGAAATCTGCACTGTAATGCCTAAGTCAGTAATAAAGCCGCCAAAGAGATTGACATAATCGCCATTAGAGTCTTGGACTTCTATTGTTACTGCATCATTTACTTCATAGGGGATTGCAGCTTCAGCTGTCTCTATAAGACTTAGATTGCAGTAACCAGCAATCGGCTGCTGATAAATATCGGTGCGACCCGAGGTGATAGTTAAGCCGCTAAGGGTTGCGCTAGTGACTGTGACGCCATCAACCTTAACTCTATAGACTGGATTCCAAAGGGTCATTCTGCCACTAGGCCGCCAAGAATAGCGCCCCCACCGCCGTTACGAGCATTGCTATTGTTAAGTGCTAATACAACTGCTCTAGTAAATCCTTCTTCATCAATAGCGCTTGGGGCATTGACATTGATAATCACATTGCCGCGTTCTTCTCCGCGTCTAGCTGCTGCTACATCAAATCCAGATGGGATTGCCTTGCCAGTTGGATTCAACCCTGATGGGAAACTAGGCATAGTGCCTGTAACCACTGGAGCAATTATCTTACCGCCGCCAATACTGCCGCCAGTAGAAGTAGCAGCGCCACCGCTAATGACTGGCGTTCCAGCAGTAAAGCCTGATGGAAGGCTAGATGATGGGACTGTGTTACTTCCAGTTCCTGCTGCTGCATTGGCTTGATTATCAAATAACTTGGTCGCAGCAATAATTGCGCCAACTACGGCTGCGCCAGTTGCTAAACCAGCCAACGGATTCAAAGCAAATCGAGATGCGATAGCAGCGGCTACCGCGCTATTTCTTAAAGCAACATAAGCAGCGACTAGCCCTTGGATTAGAAGAATAGTCGCTTGCACTCCAGCTGCTATCTTGCTTACTACGAATACAGTCGCTAATACTCCAGCGACTATAAAGAGCTCATCCTTGAGATCAATCACTGTATTGATAAAGCCTCTTACCTTCTTACCCCATTCAACTGCAACCTTCTGAGATTCAGTCAAGCCTTCGTTTAACCCATCGCTTCCAGTTAAGCCTGAAATAAATGCCTCAAGTGCTGGGATAAAGTTTTCTAATATCCAAGCAGTCAATTCTTGGACAACTGGTAGCAAAGCTGCGCCAATAGATTCCTTAGCTTCATCAAGGGCAATCTTGACGCGCTCCATTTGCTTAGTTGTCGTCTCTGCTTCATTCTCAGCAAATTGACCAAAGGTGCTAGTTAGTTGATTAAAAGTTTGATCAAAGGTTTGCGAGGCTAGATCAGTTTTATCTATGCCTAAGCCCAATTTGCCAAGTGCGGTGGTATTGCCATCATAAGCTCTGCCAAGGGCGTTAGTAACTGTCTCTAATGGCTTGCCCGTTGCTGCACTTAAATCTAGTGCTAAATTTAGTAGCTTTTGGGCTTCTTCAACATCCTGAGTAGATCTAACTAGACGGGTAAAGGCTGGACGCAAGCCATCATCAGCAACGCCAATAGCAATTGAGGTTTGCTTTATATATTGCTCAACGCCTTCAATCTGTTTAGCGGTTGCGCCAGTAGTGGCTTCAATCGTTGCAGCTAAACGCTTTTGAGCGGTCTCATCCTCGGCTGCTGCTTTAACTGCGCTAACGGCAAATGCCCCAATAGCTGCTCCAGCGGCAGCAAAGGCAATAGCAGCCTTCTTACCAAATTCAGCTGCGCGCTCGCCAATAGAATCAATGTCTTTAGAGCCAGCCGCTAACTTCTTTTGGAAGTCCGCCGTATCTGCTAAAAGCTTGAGCGTTAAGGCTCTTGAATCAGATGCCACCGATGCCCCACTTATCTAATATTTTATTAAATGCTCTAGTCCATTGTGCCACAATATTCTTCTGCTCTTGACGCAAAGTCGGATAAATAAACCATCCGCGAGAGCCGCGCCCTTGTCTGCCAGAGTAGGCAGGGAATTGCTTAAATTTATTAGAACCAAATTCAAAGCCAGCCCAAAGCATTTGAGTATTAGCTCCACCGCTAAATCTCTGACTAGCAAAGCCATACTTAATTTCGCCAGTAGTGCTGGTCTTAGATACTTTAGATCCGCTAACGATTCGGTTAATAGCTTGTTGCCCTTTAACCCGAGTAGAAGCTTTGGCAGCAATTTGTTGCTGAAGATAGGTAGCAAGGTTATTAGAAACTTGGCGAGACTCGGCTTTGGCTTCATCGCCTAGTAAGGAGAAGGCTTTATAGACTTGCCGAAGCTCTGTCCGGTCAAATGCTGAGACTTCTTCAGCCATTGCTATCCCTTTCCTTTATCAGCTCGACTGCCGTTGCTACATCGTCCCAATCATCCCAATACTGCATCGGGATACCAGTCCTAAGAGCAACTATTACTAGTAGCCGCCTTACGCTGTCGGGCTGATGGCTTTTGGGTCATCGTTGCCTGTCTTAATGTCGGCAACTGTTTCCATCCATATCTCAAAGCTCTTTATAGGCTTACCAGCGCTTTCGCGTTTGTGAGCGTTATAGGCCAAGAACATCAAGTCCCAGATTCCTATATTTTCTTGAGCTTTGGTAATAGTGTGTCCAGTTGCCTTTTCCCACTTAGCCCACTCTGGCGGTTGAGCAATATAAGTTGCTGATTCGCCTGAGTTATATTCAATTGTGATTGATAATTTCATAGCTCCCGATGCTCCGATCTGTTAGCTGAAGTTTTCTGTTGGTGTTCCAACGACTGTCATCGTCCAAGTATCAGTTAGCGCTCCTGGTGCTGCGCCACCTGCTGCTGGGAAGATTGGCAATACGCTGAAAGTAAATACTGCGCCAGTTGCAGCTGTGAAAGCAACTGTAAGTGTGGTGTTAGGTGCTGTTTCAGCATCAGCCCACATTGCTTCAAATAGAGAGCTTGCAACTCCCCAATCTTGCAATAGTTCAATTGTAAATGTCCATTGCTTATCAACGGACTTATAGGCGCGACCATCAAGAGTCTGATAGGTCTCGATGATTGTGTCGCAGCTTAAGACTGCGCTTGTTGCTTGGGCATCGTAGTTAGCGCTATCAAGTGTGAAGGTAACATCGCGCCCAGTTATTACTGTAGTTGGCATTTGGGTCTCCTATGCGGTTTGCTCGTAGCGGACGCTCAAGCGTATGTCTGCAACCAATAAATTGGTCGTTCCTACTGTTGTTACTGACGGCCTATCGACTGTCGATAACTCATACTTGGAAGCGTTGAGCGCTCCAAGAATACTAATGATTAATTGCTCTAAATTGTCTAGAGAAGCGGCGTTGCTGAAATACGCAACGCAAGCAGTAATAGTGTAATTTAATTTGACGCGAGTAGTTGATTTGCCTAAAACTTCAAGCTCCATATAAGGCGCATCTGGCACTACTACAATTGCTGGAACTATTGGCGCTTCTGGAACTGAGTCATAGATATTAGCGGTGCATCCAGCCAAAGCAGTCTTAATAGCGCCTCTAACATCTGTAGCAATTGTGCTAGGCATTAGCCGACCATCGTCTCTACATCAAGGTATGGCCCTAGTAGCCCAGTTACCTTGGCAAGTAAATTCTTCGATAGTCGATAAGGGGTTACTGCAAAATCTATGCCTTCTATTGATCCACCTGCTGCTGTTCTTGCTTGGAATATTTCGACTGAGATAGCCAGAATTGCAGCTTCAGCATTGGCATTTCCGACATAGGTTGATAGTCCAGAGAGCGCAGCGTTTCCTGCTGGGATGATATTTTTCTCCAATATATCTGCATTGGTGATTGCGACTGTGAATACATAATCTGAAATCTCGTCATCGGTTACTGTGTGAGTGCCATTAAATGGTGATCCGCAGCCAGTAATTATTACGGATTGGCCTTCGGTAAATTCTTGAATTGTTGCGGTCTCAAAGTAAGCGATATTATTCTCAAGCTTTACTTTGTTTATTTTGCTTTGGAAAGTGACCAGCATTGGAAGAACTAAGTTCTCTGAAGCATCGACAATATCATTTAGATAAGCATCGTTATATAGGGATGACGAAACGCCAAGAATCGTCCTAAGCTCTGTGGCCGTAACTATTGTTGGCATCTCGTCATCCTTTCAAGCAGTTAGGTGAGCGGCCAGCTCGGGAGCGGACTGGCCGTCACTATTTGAGTTTTTTTAGTTCTTGTTGAAGTAGCAAGCTCCGTCAGCGACCTTAACTGCAAGTGCGCCGTAGCCGTAGTAAGCAACTTCAATTTGACCATTTAGAGCTACATTGGTCTGAAGACGGAATCTGCTTGATTCATACCAAGTGTAAGAATCTGGATTTACTACAATCATCGAACCATCGCCAAGAGGTAATGATGGATGAGCAGCAGTAAGTGATCCAAGTGCGCGAGAAACATAAAGTCCAAGTCCAGCAACATTTCCGCGAAGGCTTTGTGGGCTAGCTACGCCAGCTGCATTCTGTGGCTGTGATGCTGTGTAGATTGGACGGCCTGAATCGTTATAGCTCATAATCTTTGACCATTGCTCAGGTGTCACAATAAGGTTTCTAGCAAATCCTAGAGAGTCCTTATAAACCTCAGCAGCTGCTTCGGATACGAAAGTAAGAATTCCTGCTGCTGTGTTATCAGCTGCTGTGGCAGCAATTTGTCCATTGCCAAGCAATTGACCAGCAACGAACTTATCTGTCGCTAGAGCATAAGCGAATTCCATTTGACGAACTAGCTCATCAAAGAATACTGGGTTAGAACGATCAAGAAGTTCTACTGAGAATGTCTGGCCACCTGCATACTTATTAACATTTACTGTTAGGAAGTTGTTGGTCATTCCAGTCTCAACGATTGCATCGCCTTCGTTCTCATCTTCAACTGTTGGAACGGCTGTAATCTTTGGAATCTCAAAGGACATTCCAGCATCTGGTAGAACTCCAGTTGAGATTGCATCAATTGTGCTGCGGTCAGCATTTGATAGAGGATTGATAACCTCAGTTAGCTGGCGAGTTGGAATTAAGCCAGCGTTGTTGCTTGTGGTGTCATCTGCTGCCATAACATACTGGCGAGCTGCGTCATCACCGAGTTTAGCGCGGACGCTATTCTCAAGGTATTTTGCCTTGGTGAATTCAAGGCGAGGTGCTGTGTAAAAGGCTGGGCGAGACGCCTCAACCATATTTGCTTTAGCTGCTTCAACCGCTTCTTCAACGGCAGGAGCAGGAGCAGTAGTGTCA